TATTTTCCTTCTGCTGCTGCGTGCGTTTTTGCCCCTGCAGTTTTAAGTTAGGTTTTCCCCTCTTTGAAGCAGAAAGTTTTTCATTTTTCCCAGTAGTTTTACCTTTGTTCCACGGCTCTTTACCCTTTTTGCTTTCAGCCTGCTTTTTACGACTTTCTTCAGTTTGAATTCTAAGCTTAAAACCTGGGTACTTTTCCTTGTATTGAGCACCCGTCATCCCGTGAGTTTTAAGATGCGATGGGGAGATCATGGTTGGATGAGAATAGGAACACACCTGGCACACAAGTAAATTTGACATAGCAATAAATCCTTCACACTGCTATGTATATTTATCTCAGTAAAAAAAGAAAGGGCTTTTAAGCCCTTTCTTTATTAAGGTTAGTGCTTGACTTAAATGTCAGCCCCAGTGTTTACAACGCGAATTGGGATGTAGATATATTCTGCAGCTTTTGTTGGCTTGATAGCAACATCCAAATAGATCTCGTTCCTGTCAATTCTGTCAGGAGTGTTGTTAGTTGCGTCGCAGTAAGATGCGAAGTCAGTCAAACCTCTCTTAGCCAAGATGTCACTCATGATACCATCAGCCGCCGCCTTCAGGTTGTCTCGAGTAATCTGATCATTGGGCTCAAACACGAATGGCAGCGCGCCCTTACGAAGAGCTCGACGCAGGTACATTACCAGGCGCGCAACGTTGACGCGGTCTAAGGCTGATGCAGCTGGAGCAGATGTCTTTTGACCCCAAACCAATAGGCCTCGTCCTGGGAAGAACATAATTGGGTTGATGTTCTTGTCGTATTCGTACAGATTATCGCGCTGTCCTTCGTTGAGGCTTACTTCAACGAAGGTAGTTGCAGTTCCAGGTGTTCCAGTAAAGTAACCTACCTTAGAAACACCAGTTATAGCACCACGTGAAACACCCGCTGGAGCTGTCCAGACGTATGCGACCGTGTCACTGTAGGCAATCGTTCTGAGAGCTGTACCAGATGGCGCGCCAAGAACGTTTCTGCCATCGATGTTTGACATAACGCACCATGGATAGTAGTACGCAACATTGGTGCTCGTGAAACGTGATGAAGACAGAGCCCACTGGGCAACTTGTTCAGGGGTCATAGACCCTGGGGTGTCAGCAAGTACCAGAGCCTCTTCCTTAACAGCCGTGTTTAGAGCTACCAGTTCATCAACGACTTCAGGGTAGCCAGGGCAGAGCAGAAGATTAAACTCATAAAGAGGTGAACGGACTTCAGTGTTGCTGTTGATTGCTGCCTGTAGCGCGGTAGCGATAGCAGCTCTGCGAGCAGCATCATTTGCACCCAGTGGAGATGAAATAGTAACTGGATTTACGTCTACGATAAACGTATCACCAGCCGCAAATGGAACCGTTCCCTGAACAGCCGTGAAGTTAATTCGGTTGTTGTCAAACGGTGCGTTAACCACACCGGAACCAGTTGGACCAGAATTTGAACCAACTACGGTAAACGCTGTGGGTGACGTAAATGTGACAGTGAAGGTTTCATCGATAGCTAGGGTGTCTGCAACAAGTCCATTTAGTCTGCCATTCCCGGCGTTTCCAGTTCCTGGCGTAGCAACATATACTAGCTGGAAATTGAACTTATCACCAATTGCAAAAGGTGTTGACCCATTGCTGACGGTAAATGTCACAACAGTGGAGTTGAATGAAACACCAACAGCACCCTCGCCAATATACCCAGAAACAGTTCCAGTTACTGAGAATGATGATGGAGTTTTGAATGTCACCGTGATAATCTGTGGTTCAGCTTGTGGGCTCGCGCCTTGAATTCCAGACATTGTGCCATTACCGATACCATTGAAAACAACAGAACCTGGCTGCAGCCCTGGAGTGCCAAGGCTCATGAAGGTGCGTGGTTCATCATTTAGATCGATATTAGCTCTAACGACATATGCACGGTTTCCAACATCTAGGAACTGATGCAAAGCCAGAAGACCATATTCGTTTCTAGCGTCTCCATGATACTCATTACCTGAGATATCGCGACGAAAATCTGGAACGCCGTAAAGCTCAAGAGCCTGTGTTCTAGAGGTAACTGTTCTGACGACGTTAGCCTCTAATGTGCCTGCTGCTTGAGTGATACCATTAGGTTGAGTTTTTCCAGATCTTGTGGCGATAAAGAAAAGAGGAACTGTTGTTGCTGAGGCAGGAATAAAGAAGCTCTCGTTCACAACTGAGACGCTTACTCCTGGTGAGCTTAAACTTGGCATTTTTTTCTCCTTTATGGGTAAGAAGTGTGTTACCCTTGATTGTGTGCTGAAGTATTTATGAAAGCGTCCGTTTTCCCTTAGTCGGGTGACATCACTTCACGTTAAGAGCCATTTCTTTAAATCTGTCAAAAGTTCCTGCAGGACCAACTATCCAAAATGCATCATACATAGAATACGCTATTTTCTCAAGCTCTGTTAAAGGCCCAAAAACTATCACCCCATCGATCTTGTGCTTTAAAGAATCTGTGGCGTTCAACGTCTTAATGTTGTTAGCCGTTTTGTACTTTTTCTGATATCTTTTTAAAAAATCGTCAGCTGAACCTTGCATTATAAAAACCACAACTTCTCCACCCTGTGACTTAACTAGATCTACAACCTTTAGCCAGGTCTTTTTTCCACCGCCAGTTTGATAAGTCGAGCTAAAAAGAACTTGACCAGCTTTAGCAAGTGAGGCATACAACTGAGGCGCGAGGCCTCGGCCTCGATAATTTTCATGACTTGCCAGAAGATCAGTTTTGAGCCCGTACAGAAACTCACCTTTATCCGCTGAAACTGGAAGCTTGTGTTTGCCTTTCACTACCCTCAAACTTACAGCAATTCTGTTTTTGTTTTTAAGATAGCTTCCAAGTGACACACCAGGAGGCAGAGGTAAATCTGTTAAGTCTCTTGTGTCCACAAGTAGAATGTTAGTTTCACCAAATATACTTATTGCCCCATACTACTTTAAATCCCTGTAGTGGAAAGATCACATCTAGATCTTTCCACTTACGTCCAAGATCACCACGCCCCGCCTGCATTATCAGGCTCTGAGCGTAAAGCACCGAATCTTGGCTTTCATCAGGGCCATATGCTGTATCGTCAACAGTAATGTCCTCTAGAAACTTTTTAAACGTCAAAGACATGAACAGATTTCCTTAATCAATTCGCTGTATCACAATAAGAAGCTTTAGCCCACTAAAGTTTTTTAAGACATTCACGATGTTCTCTTTACTTATTGAAAAAGCTGAAAGGTTCTTTGGTTTAATTCTTATTTCCATCGGCTCCCAGCCTCTGCCTAGGTATTTTTTGGTCAAAGGGACTATTAGCTTATCTATCATCTTTACCGTAAACAGGAAATGCTCAGCGTCAATATCATCTGGGATGTCCAAATGGAAACTGACATGATCAATAAAGTCAGTTCCTGGCGTGTACTCAGTGTGCCACTTAAATGCACGCTGCAGCTCAGCAAGAATTTGATCTCCCTGACTTCTAATTAACTTCCAATCTGATTCAAGCAGTCGAATGAGCTTCATGGTAATGACGTTGGTTCAGGAGGAGTGGGGCCCTTAGGTGGCTTTATCTGTTCTATGGTAGTCTCAGTGACGGTGGTTTCAGACTGGTCAATTACACCATCGCCATTTCTATCAGAACCAACTGAAACGGTTGGCGGCTGCGTAGTGGTGTCGTAACGTATCTCTGCCAGCTTTTCATCAAAGCGTGTTATATTTCCAGCGGCGTCTACCTCATTAATCTGCATGCTTCCCATATCACCTATCTGGATAATGATCTTCCTGACTAGATCGTCCTTGACGCCCATCGGGATGCTCAGATAAATTGGCATCTCAAACGTGAGCGTCCACTGCACGATTCTACGTTCAGTTCCAATTGGATAGTTTTCCTCATTGGTGATGTCAGTTAGCTCAACTTTTGTAAGCTTTGTCCAGTCAAATGGGCCGTCTGACTTCTGTATCTGCACGTCAGGATTAAAAAGTACCAGGATCTGCTCAAGTATCTGGTGCATCTGGTCTGTGTTGGACGCGTAGATTGTCAGTTCTACTGTGACGTTGTAAGGAACGGGTGCAGCGCGCTTTATCACAGTGAGATCGGTAGGAAAAACTCCTCCCACTGGCATGGTGACTCGCTGATCGATCATTCCTGGGGTTCTTCTTCTTTCTGGGGCCAGCGCTATGTTCTGAAGATGCACGGCCATAGTGGGAAGACTGAACGTTCTGTTCTGAGTGTTGCCGGCCATGATGGCGGCAACAACTCTGTCCTTGTGACCTATGACAATGGGAACAGTGATGAACTGCTGCTCATCGCATTCACCCTTGCCAGTTTTGACGCGCAAGCCATAAAAGATGCTACAGAGCTGTAGC